CCAAGCGTATTGATCTTGGCGGTTGTTGGGCTGAGAATATCAGCATCAGTGGATAGCAGGAATTGCTCGTTTTGACCAAACATCACAAGACCCACACTGATCGTTTGCACGTATGCAAGATTAACGGGTTGTTGTGAAGTAGCACTCAAATCAATCGGATCATCTGCAGAGACGATCTGTGCAGATCCTGCAAAGAAGTTAAAGTAATCACCAGCTTTACTAAGGATTACATTCTCATTAGATAGGAATCCTAGGCGGTTACGGTAGAAGAATAGGTTGTTAATCCGTTGTCCAATAAAACTAGGGATAGGGTTAGTGGTATCATCACCGACTAATCTGTCTTCCCAATCTACAGGACTAAAGCTAAACGAACCATCTGCTTCACGAACCAACTCGTGAGGCATTGTCAACTCATCAATTTCATATTGAAGACCAGGGGCAACAGTTTCTTCCCACACACCAGGACCACTTGTGGCACTGTCTGTGGTATTAAACTTAACCCACATATCATCCGCATCTACAATATCACTGTTGTAAACTTTAACCACGTAGCCATTTTGGCATTGGTTAGGAAGTCTACCAGTAACGTTGATCTGATCTTGGAATACATAAAGACCTTCTTCAGCACCTGAACCAGTGGTAGATACTGTAAAGGCACTAGTACCCAGCAGATAAATACCAGGACCAACAGCTGTAGCAGTTACTCCGTGAGTACCAGTAGCAGCGTTGATAGTAGACACAAGGTTAGAAACAATGATACCTGTATCTACGTTACCCGATGATGTATCTTTTGGGGTTTGATAAGTGTAGTCTACGTTGTTAATACGGACAGTATATTTTGAATGATAGGCAACAATACTAACAACAACAAATGCCTGTTCAGGTAGAGCAGTACTTGTCGTTGCCTTCATTGCTGTTACCTTTGCTTTGTTTAGTACAAAGGTATAATCATTAATAGTCAGCAGTTCAATATCAGCAGCTGTTGCTCCGTACAAATAACCGTTTGATGGAATAGCAGTAATTTCACAGTTAGTTACTTCTGCATCATAATCGGTTTCAGCTACACCTTCTGCAGTCACTGCATTACTGTGGTCAGTAACAGCAGTTGCCAAGTCACTCTCAGCAGTACTCAGATCACCAGCAGTGTATGCAGCAGCTGCAGTAGAAAGCAGTTCATAGAGTTTAAGACCCTCACGTTTGATGTAAGGGTAATCATCAGTACGTTCTACACCTAATGCATACTGAGCAGGGAAATTACTAACACTAGTATATTGACCAACAACAGTTCCAGCATTTAAAACCAAATAACTCGTACCATTATACGAGACACCAGATGTTAAAGTTTGCTGATAATTAGTGTCGTAGTTAGTAGAGACTTCAAACAAAGAAGATTGAACACCAGTTTGTCCGTCTGATACTTTAGCATAAGTTGAAGCAAATTCATTCAAATCTTCTAGTTCAGCTTCAGTCGTATCAACAGCAGCGTTGTACGTTGTTAAATCTGCTTTGAGATTTGTGATGTTACACGTACCAGGGACACCAGTATTGGTGCCCATATCAACAGCACGTGGACTGCCATCAATCAGACTCCACACACGAAAAGTGTTGTTATCATATTGTGCAACATACTTTTCCTGTTCGTCCCTAAGGATCGAAAACCACTTGCCGGAAGTAGAAGCGTCTTTAAGATTAGCTACAAACTTGCCGCCAGGTCGCTTTAGCATCCCCAAGGCGTAATCAGGAAAGACGTTGTTAGCGTCTGTAACCTGACCAGGAAATTTAAGATTGTCGGGTTGTTGAGAAATGCCAAGCAAAAGGGTTGGGATCCTTTGGGTCAGTGTGCTCATCTGATCAGCGCGTGATACGGTTGATAATTGTTGTGATAGTTTTCACCATCTCTCCAGCCGAAGATGCTGTAATCGCCTTGATTACAATCGTATTCGATAGCGGCTGCACGAGTTTGAATTTCTTGTTCTTGGAGAAGTTGATTCAGAGCTTGGTCACCTACCATTTTAGTAGCAGACAAACGGGCAGCACGTGCCATAATGTACTGCTGAACAGCAGGGGGAACATCCTCAAATTCAAACATCCAAGTTACATCAGCTTTAATAGCTGACGTCCATTCAAACGAATGAGTGTATTTATTGTAGAACTTACCATTCCTACGAATAGGGTTGTAATCGTCTCTATGTGTATATTTACTGGTATCCAGTTGTAACACGTTGGGAGGATAAACAATCTCCTTAGTTACAGAATCAGGAGTAAAGGCATAATCTGATTCAATATTAAAGTGCCATCCTTCTGATTGTACTTGTCTGTTAACTTCACGAAGGGTGGTGAGAACGATAGCAACTTCAGGGTTCTGAAGATCTAGTGTGGTGACAGGAGCCTGCCCCACTGAGCTAAGTATTTGATTTACAGCATCCAGTTCTGTGGACGCAGCATATGTGACAGGCATAATTTTAATTAAAAAAAAGGAGCCCCCGAAGGAGCTCCCGTAAACAAATAAAAATCAGAAGTCAGAAGGTGCAGTACCGCCGACATACAGCTCAACAGAAGCAGCGGGGTTCAGGTAATCAGCACCCATAGCCAGACGACCAACGATCACATCACCTTGGTAGATGATGGAAGCGTCGCCGCTGGTCACTTGGACCTGAGGACCGATAGCTTCAACAGCACCGGCAGCTTCACGCTGGAAGATCAGACCACAGGAAGTGGAACCGAACTCAGCAGCAGTACCGTAGTCGTTCTGAACACCGTAGGAGCCAGAAGCAACAGTAGCAGCATCTTCCAGACCCACGCCGATGAAATCACCAACGTTGGTAGGAGAGGTAACACCAGTGGTGCCGCCGTACTTGGTACCATAGTTGCCCAGGAACGGGATGTTCATGGACTTGTAGATCTTGATACCAGCGATCTCGATGATACCCTGACCGGACTGCAGAGCAGTACCTTGAACGTCACGGTTGATCAGACCATTGGTGCCAACAGCTTGGATCAGAGCATAGTACTGACGGGGGTTCAGGACGGCAACACGGCCATCACCGGACACACCCTTCTCATCCATAGCAGCAGCTGCATCATAGAAGGCGTTAACCAGAGCAGCAGAATCGAAAGCATCAGATTCGTTAGCCGAAGAACCAACGCGAATCTGAGTACCGCCGGGCTCTTCGTAGCTAGTAGCGTTCACAGGGGAAGCCTTACGAGCGCCACGTGCAATAGCACGGAAGATCAGACGGTCATACTTTTCAGCCAGAGCATAGCCGATCTTACGGGAGATCTCGCTACGCAGATCGTAATGGCTGAGAACTTCGTCCATTTCATAGACGAAAGCCGAGGAGATCAGAAGGTCATCACAAGTGATGGTCTTTTCTGCCACGGGAGGTGCACCGTCGCTGTTACCAAGAATGCTGTTACCAGGAGTATGGAACTCAGCCTTGGTGCGACCAGTGTAGATGAACTGGAGACTCTTGCCGTTACGGAGAGTCCGCTTCATAACCAGATCACGAGCGATCGTGTTGTTCTGGAAACCTTTGAACATCTCTCCAGAGAAGAGCTTCAAATACAGGGCACGTTGATCCGTGCCAAAGTTATCCGCGCCTAGCCGAGTAAGATCGGCCAAAGGCTCGTTAGAGTTTTGTTGTGCCATTTTAAAGGAGTAAGATTAATTCACTTGCTCCCAAACGTTTGGAAAATTTTTTGTTTATATTTTGTGGTCTATCCCACCGTCTAGACGGCGAAGGGTGTCCTCGTAAGGGCCAACGCCAAGAGGAGCCAGGTCCTACTCTGAGGTGCCTGACTCCCGTTTGCTATTTATTTTTTAGGAGGTTTCTTTACCGGATGATATTTAACCGGATGAGCTTTACCACCAAACTGATTAGTCATCAGAATTTCGTAGCGTGTGATTTGTAAGCAATGCCGCGATACTTAAGCTTGGCTTCTTTTGCAGCAGCCTGTTGCTCCCGAACACGGGCATCCAATTCGACTTGAGTCATGATCTTAGATGAAAGTACCTAACCCCCGTTCCATGATTAGGTGACATGCGTCCCATTAA